GCCTTGCTGCAGCTTTCATGCCAGAGTTTGGGGCATAGGTTTCTTCTTTATAGAAATCCATTATTAATCTTGCTTTCCTCTAAAAAGATTAAGAGAAATTGGAGACTTTCCTCCTGTTGTTGCTCTTCTAGCCTGCTTTGGGGGATTAGCAAAGATAGAAGAAAGGTCTTCTGGCACATCTGTCTTATTGGCAGAATCTGAGTCAATTGACTTGTTCTTCTTGTCCTTGTATCCCTTTTCTTGCATCTCTTCATCTTCTTCGTCATCATGCATTGATTTCTCTTCTTCTTTCATGCTATGTGCCTTGGCTTCTTCTTTCATGTCATGATGGGCCTTGTCAATAGACTTTAGAATATTAATAGCATCATTGATATCTTGATTCATTGCCTTTCCTACCCTTCTAAGTGTGCTCATTTTGTGTCCAACGATTGTATCAGTTGGCTCACCATCTCTATAAACTCTGATTGCTACGGCTGGATCATCTGGGGTTCCAGTAATGGTAAAGTCTGAACCTGGCACATTATATTTGCCATTACGAATGACTCTGGTTACCTTTCCACTGGCTCTTCCACCACTAGAATTCCAAGAAACCATTTGTCCTACTCTTACATTTTCTGCCTTACCAATTCTTTCCATCATATCGTCAACAAATTCCTGCATCTGATCTCTATTCATGGTTGGTGTTTCCATTCCTGTATTTACTAGCCCATCTGGAATTGCAGCAAGTCTGCACTTTGCCTCTTCCTCTACGAGAAATGATACGAGCTTACAAGCGATAGTTCCGTTTTCTTGTTCAACATGAAATGAACAATTGCCACACTTTACTCCTATCGCTGCATCTTCATTTTCTGCAGCAGATTCATATCCAACCCAAATACTTGATGCCCCTTGGTCAAAGGGTCCAAAATCCTCTGCAATGTTAACGAGTGCATCGTGATAAGCTTTCTCTTCTGGAGTAAGCATGTCGTAAAGACGCTCTTCTTCGTGCATTGATTTTGTTGTATCCATAAATTCCCTTTTCTTTTTCTTTTTAGGTCCAATGTATTGTGGGTATTTATTGGGGGTAGTTTCATTTGTTATAACATCTTTTTGAGCAGCCTCTGGCTCAGATGCATATAATGCTGCTAACTGTGCCCTTGCAGACGCTCTAGTTGTATGACAACCAGAAACTGAGCCGTCTGGTAGCTTTACTACTGCGTATCCAGAACAGCCGCCATAATTGCGTCTAATTTCCCATGGCATACAGCAATTATATCATTATTTGTTGTTTTCATCAAAATAACTAGAAAATATGCTGACAATCATATACATCTGAGTTCTTAGTCCCTCGTCTTCTATCGCCTCTATTTTTTCTGGATCTGTACTATTTTTATTTAATCCAACGAGGGGTTCTCCGTCATCACCAAATGTAACGTCTAGCATATCTAAACTCCACAAATCAAATACTGCGGAATTTAATTCTTGCTGTTTCATTTTGGGAAGTTCTGGCATTAAATCTGCTGCGTCCTCTGATATAAGATACATTTCATCACCCATGGCTTCACTATATCCTAAAGGCTTTAATATTCCCATATTAATAAGAAACTCAATCAATTCTTGTGCATCTTTTTGATTATCAGACATATATCTATTTTAACTTAGTTTTGCATGTGGAATTGATTCATTAATACTAAGTCCAGACACAGTTACATACTCTGCAAACTCTTCTAAATAAGATAGTTTGTCTACACCTGTGTAAGAACAACCACTTCCAAGGCCGCCACTAATTTGATCAAGTATGTGAGTAACAGAACCTTTATAAGGAACGTTCGTAGATATTCCTTCTGCTACAGAAATTTTTCCTGTTGCATCCTTTTGTGCTGCAGCACTTGCCATACCACGAAAAGCTTTTACTTCACGATTGTTATGATCTGTAAGTATCTCTCCTGGTGCTTCATCTGTTCCTGCAAGCATTGATCCAAGCATTACCGCATTTGCACCTGCCGCAAAAGCTTTTACAATGTCTCCACTATTTCTTATGCCACCATCAGCAACAACTGAGCACTCTTGAAAAGTTTCAGAAACATCTAGAATGGATTGTAATGTTGGAACTCCATGACCACTAACAATTCTTGTGGTACAAGCACCACCCCCACCAATGCCAACTCTTACTGAGTCTGCTCCAGCCTCTGCCAATCTAAGAAAACCGTCCTTAGTAGCAACATTTCCAGCCATAATATGTGCATTTGAAAAGGCATTACGGAGTTGTGCAACAGCCTTTATTGCATAACTAGAGTGACCATTAGCAGTGTCTACAAGAAAGAATCTGACCCCAATATTATATAGATGATCTGCTTGTGCAAGATATCCATTATTAGATGCAATGGCAACACCAAATCTTACATCTTGCTCAATCAAGGTTTGCGACTTAATTATCTGATCTGGATAGGACATGTATCTATGAAGAATTCCAATGCCACCAACTTTTGCCATTGCTATGCACATATCAACGTCGCATACCGTGTCCATAGGAGAAGCAATAATTGGTAGTGACAAATCTATCTTTCTTTTTTTATATCCTATCGACATTGTAAGATCTACATCGTGCCTGGATACAACAGAGCTTTTTTGTGGCACTAACAAGATATCATCAAAACATAGTGCTCTTCCTACTTTATACATTGTTCTCCTATATCAATTTATAACTAGATAGATAATCTTTTATTTCAGGTGTCAGTTGTGGCTTGTCTTTTTCCTCAATCAACTCTCTGTTTCGATCTGCTTTAAATGATGCCCAGGTGTGGACTTCTATCTCACCAAATGACTCACGCTTGGAGTGAGAAATGGCATTGTAAACTGATCCACACATAGCATCTGCTAAGTCCTTTGATTTCTTTCTTGGGTGATCAACCTTGTTGTTTGACACAATACGCAATTCTAGCAGTTCCTCTAACAGTATTTCAATATGTGGAGCAATAACCCTTTCTTCATAGAAAAGCATGGCTAAGTCCTCATAATGCTTTTTAGCTACTGAAAGAGTTTCTGTATTAATTCCAACACTCTTTAGATCCCGCTGAATATCGAATGATTGCCAGCGGTCGAACGTTACTAGACCAAGATTAAATCCATTTCTTCTAAGATCAATAATCCAGTTTTTTACTTCAGAGAGGTCTACTGGGCCTTCTCTTTGAGGCTCCCACCATGCAATCATATCTACAACAACAAATGGAACTACTTGAGTATAATCATTAAATGTTTGTACCTCTACCCATTTCTCAACGTGACTTAATGCTACGGCACACTTGTCATGCTTCTGTGCTAGGTCTGCATGAATAAAGTATGATGTATCTGGGTCTGGTTTGAAACTAGGATCTATCCTTCTAAAATTATCAAGTGGATTGCGAATACTTAGTGACTTTTCTATCTTGTCCCGCGATTTAAAAAATGCATCTGAAGATACACTAGGCATACAGGCAAAGCGCATCATTGCGTCTGCTGGATCTGTATAAAATGCAAGCTTAAAGTCTTCAATACTTCTTGTTGGGTTTACTTCCCATGTAGGTCTTTTGAGTGCATAAACCCCAGGGAACTTATAAGATTCTATCTTATCCTCTTCCCATTCAATATCAAAAGTGTTTCCTGGATCATCTTCTGGTAAAGCAGGATTAAGAACAAAGGTGTGCTTTTTAAATTCAGTTTCTTTATCAGCAACAACATCGTCGTATCTTTTAGAAATAAAGTCGCCCTTGTAGCGTGGGAATGAAAGAAGAACTACCTTTCCATAGTCGGGAAATCGTGAATCAACTGAGCCACGGAATGCTTTATAGATTGCTTCTCCTGTTTTTGCATTTTCATTGCCACTACTTGACTCTTGGGCAAAACCAGAAATCTCATCAAGGACAGCAAGCATAAGGTTTAGACCCTCATGGCTCTCTCTTTCTGAGTGACCAGAATATACTGTGACAGCCTTATCGAACTCAACATTGTCTACTTTAGCATCATACTTTCCAGCAAACCATGGAGATTTATCAATCTTGTTTTTGAATCCTTTAAAGAAAACATTCTTTGCTTGCTGTGCGTTTACAGCAATATTAATAATATCAATGGCATCACCAGGAGGTTTACCAAAATATGCAGCGGGATCTTTTAGGCAAAGAAGCTTATAAACAAGATAAGCACAGCCCACAGTAGAAGTGTGATCCTTACCTGATCCTTTGCCAAGTTGCAATATAACTTCTGACTTAGTATATTTCTTGTAATGCTCACTACCCTCTTCCTTCCCCATAAATCTTTGCAGATCTTTTTCTTTGTATATCTGACTCATGCATTCTACAAGAACATACTGATAGTGAGACAACTCTGGCTGTCCTAAAAAGTCTGACGACTTTACAAAAGTTTCTACATCTACTGGCTCTTCCTGAAATGGATTGTCATCAAGAGCCTCCATAAAGTCAGAGAAATCAATTGTCAACTATGATCACTCCGTCAGTTGCTTCAGAAAGCTTTGACATAATTTCATTACGAATTTCTGGGTGCTTTGTGGCAACATCTTTAAGAATGTTTATAAGAATTTGATGCTTTTCTTCCATGCGAGCAAGTTCTTCTGCTACTTCTTTATTGTCAAGCAAGCCTGCTCTATGAAGCATGTCAAGTCTTTTTGCTTCAATGTCTGCAATAAGTTTGATTGATGTTGTTTTAGCATTAAGATTTGCCGTTTGATCTGCTGTTTCAATAACCTCATATGCTTTTTTAATTAGACTAGAATAATGTTGGTCTGCACCAGCCAATGCCTCTCTTGCCCTAGCATGAATAGCCTCATTATTGGCAGCCATTTTGCGCCAGTCGTTAAGAAGGGCCATGACGCGAGTACGAGGTATGTCTAAATCTTTTGATATTTGTGCTGTGTCTGTTCCTTTAAGGTATTCAGATGCAACCTTGTTTACTTCATCAAGATGCTTGACTAGATCTATTTCTTTTGACACGCTTTCCTCGTTTCTTAGGCATTACCTTCACACGATCTGGATAGAAGGAACGCATACCACAGCCAACTCCCTTTTCTAGTTCTACGCAATCAATCCATGACCTATTAATATCTGGGTTGGTTACATGTTGATGAAACCTAAACTTAGTTCCCCAGATACCTTTTATCTTTATAGTGTCCCCCTGAGTCACAGTTTTTCCTTCTTCTGTAATAAAGCTTGTCTCACGAACAAACGGATCATTAATCTGTATTTTCTTGCGTCGCCCCATCATTTCCTCCATTTATCCTTGCCGACTTTTGGTGTATCAATTTTAGCACAAGATACCCTGCCAAGTCAAGGATTGTATCGTCCCCTGGAAATTCTACTCCTCTTTTAATTCTACTAATCTTATCATCAATCTTTATATCTAATTGTTTTCCAGGGTCTACATCTTTTGCAAAAACTGATATAGGATCAAGTGCGGAGTTTCCATAACTAATATTTTTCTCCAAGAGGAGGGCGCATATTTCAAGGCATTGAACCAATATCTCTTTGCCTGCAGGGGCTATCTTGCTCATATCAATAAGCTCACTCATTGCTGCAATCATATGATCATCATCGTTCATCTTCTACCCTTTCTTCCCATTTTTAATCCGAACTTGTTCAAGTATAGATAAATTGTTTGTACTGTGCAACCACATTCTTTTGCTATTTCTTCTGGAGTTTTCTTGTCTTGTACATAACGTTTGTGAAGCCAGCTTTTATTCTTGTAAAAATCTTTTTTATTCAAAAATGACACCCCATTTGTCGCTTACATAAGACCCTATGCCAATTGAGTCTGCCACATCATCATCATCAATTTTAATGTTGTATCTATTGTTAACGTAGTTAATAGTCTTTTGTTTTCTTAATTCTCTTTCTTTTCCTTTATACCACGACTTAGATTTTCCTGGTGTTTTTTTTACAATTGCTTGCTTTTCTGCTGCACTCAAAAGCTTGGTCCCAATATAATTTTGCCAAGCCATAGGTGCTACATTCTTTACCGTTTTAATTCCAGCAACTTGCGCTGCTGCAATAATTGCTCCTTGCACCAACGACAGTTGCATAGCGGTTTTTGGAGAGTTGCTATAGATAGCCGATTCAAGAATAATAGCGTCTGATCGAAAAGCTTTGAAAAACGGGATAGCTTTTCTACAGGCATCTCCTGCTTTATAAAGAGCATCTGTGCCAACAAATCGAACCTTTCCATATTTGATCAGCCTTCCTTCCTCAAATATTGAAAATGCCATTGAATTTGTAGAGGCATCTACTGCTATTATAGTCCTTGGTTTTGATAGACTTGCTAAACCCCTACTCTTGTTGGTACTCAAAATATCCTTTCAACTCCTTTATAAAATTATTAAACTTTTTTTTGTTAATAAGGCAATTGTCACACATTCCAACATCATTATAAATGCTTAGATATGTTCCACAATCACCAGCACATTTTTTATCTCTTCCAACTCTTTTTCTTCTTTTTTCTATTTCGTATCTTTCAAGTATTTTTTCTTTGCTTGCTTCCTGCCTGCACTCTGGACCACAATAAATCTGTTTAGAAGATTTTTGATAAAACTCATGATCACACCAGGAACAGAAGGCCATTAGAATTCTCCCTTTTCTTCCTTTCTTCTAGCGATCTTTATATCGCCCTTTGGAGCATCCTTACATGCCTGCTGAACAGGACAAGAACCGCAAGGAGTTTTTACGCTGTTATTTTTATATGGCACTTCTGGTAGCTTTTGATCTTTCCATGCCGCGTACACCTCTTTCATCCAACTAAACAGGTAGTCAAGGAAATCCACATGGCTTTGCGTTATGTTGATTGGTATAGCAAGAAGGTCATGGGTATTCTTATTTTCATACATTACGATACCCTTTTTCTTCTTAAATATCTTCATATAAATA